CCTCTCAGCGCAGTCTTAGCATCAGCATGAGCCTGCTTTCTGATGGCGTAGTCATGCTCCACCTTGTCTATCAGGTTAGCAGGAAGGATGCGCTCACCTACCTCATATGCAATGGTGAGAGGGTTAAACATATTGTTACGAGCGTCCCCCTTGATCTTGCTCAGCTCAGTTATTGCAGGGCAAACAAGTAATGTCTTGCGAGTCTCAAGCGCATCGCTGTCAGCGTTCACAAGATTAGCAACCCGTCGATTAAGTGAAGGATCATTTTTCTTGTTGGTGAACTCAGTAATACGCAGCCTTGCCAGCACTGCCTTAACGTCTTTGGTTTGTGTTAAATGGGTCATAGATAATCTCCTAAGATGTGATGAATAAATCTTGGTTGTTGGTCTTGTACTCAATGTAGGCATCTGTCTCCAACAGCTCAGGCCACTTGGCCGTGGCCCGGCGAACAAAGATAGCGCCAAACTCTGCACCTAATACTTCATGGCAGTAAGAGATCGCGTCGATCCACCCTTGCGGTTGGATAAAGTGTGGCAGGTGTGCCTCTTGTTGGCCGACACGGTGAGCCAGCACAGAGATGAGTGCGTACCGGATATCGATACGCTCTACCTCAGGACGAGCGCCAGCAGTGAGGATTGACTTCCAGTCAGGCAGGTTGTTGACAACCTCAAGGAACTGGCAGAACTCAGACGCGATAGACTCACCGAGAATGCCGTCAGCAAGATACCCTTGCAGCACCGCAGGTGAGTAGTCGTAGTGCAGATAATCGCTGGTCACTTCCCATGTGGCGGGACACGCAAAGCCGTTAATTGTCTTGGCTTTCTTGGCATCAATCCCATTAGGGAATTCATGGATATGCTCAGGGCGGAAGTCTAGAAAAGCTGAGACCAGCGGATGCCAGCCAGACTTTAGTGCATAACTAGCCAGCTCCTCAGGGCAGGCGTAGATGAACACATCAACAGCCCTTCGGACGTTGGCGCTGTTGGCTACAACCGTAGAGCCTGCGGTATCTACCAAACGATTCTGAGCAGCGAGAGTCAGCCATCCCTCAGGGATTGTATAGCTGCCTGCCTTGCCTTCGTACAGCAAAGGCATCATGGCATTAATCATGTCACCCTTGGCCTTGTCGATCTCATCAATAAAAAAGATGCCATGCTCAGGTGTCCCCGGAACAGAAAGATCAGGCAGGAAGTCAGGGGTAGCGAATGCCGTCTTTCTTTTGCCTGACGGGCTATCGACTACATCAGGCACACCGATCAAGTCCCATGCCCCATGATTGGCAGCATTGATAGAGGCAAAGCCCCAAGGCTTGCCAGTCTCTTCAGCAAGCCTCTCGACAAGCTGCTCGATGATGGCGGTCTTACCGATGCCGGAGGGGCCATGCAACCTGATGGTGTGCTTGACCTTGCGCTTCAGATCGACTTTAACTTTAATGATGAACTCGTTAGCGAATTCCTTGAGTGTCTTTAAATTTTTCATAGATATCCTAATGGTTAAATTGAATTGAATTGAAAAGAGATGCCCCTCGCCTCACGCCTGCATCTTGCAGCGCCTGAGTTGAGGAGCGTTGATCTAGTGGAGGTTAATCTTGAATGCGTGGCTGACCCGCTTGCGTTTCCACTTGCAGGTGTCGGGGTCAGCCCCATCAAAGTGGTTGTCATAGATAAGGCCGTTCTTGATAGCCATAAAATGATCCCCAACTCTAATAAAGTATGTGCCTGTTTTGGTCGTGTGGTTTCTCACAAACCCGGCAACAGAACCTCTGCCATCTACCTCAGACGCTGATGCGAAGCTGGTGAGAATACAGACACATTCACAGATAGTGCTGCGACCTCGCCAATTTGGAGCCATCTCGAAGGTTTCTCGAAACAGGTTCTCAACCTCACCAACTGGGAGATTGAGAATCTTTGCTACTGAGGCTGGGCCACAATTTGGTTTGATGCTCATGGGTTAGGCTGCCTCCCTCTTCACGGCGTTGTTGTAGCCACGCAGTGTCGCGCTCACAACCTCTGTGACACGAGTGTGGGCGGCAATGAATTGCCGGGTAAGCTTCTTGCGAACCGCTTTGAGATCAAGCGTAGAGCGCTCAGAAATCTTTACCAGAACGTAATGCTCTGAGCCTTCGTAAGTTCCCTCGCCTATCAATTTAAGGTAGTCAAGTAGGGAAGTTTTTTCAGCGTTGAGTTCGGCTATCTCGGTTGCGAGAGTGGCGATACGGTCAACGATTTGGAGCGGTTGAGAACTGCGTTTTTGAATAGCCATTGATGTGGCCTCCTGATGGTTGGTTGGTTGGTTGGTTGTTTTATGGATAAATCCATAATAGAAGGCACTCAAAGAATGCCTTCGATATAGACTTGGTCTATCGCAGGAATAGTTCCGGTCGGATTTTATTCAGCTCGTTTACAGCCCACTTCATGTCGGCCTGCCACGCATCCAATGTCTGCTGATTCAGATGGCAAACATAAATTGATTCTGGAACATCGAGCAAGGTCGGTGCATCTGGTGTGTGAGCGAAATAAAAATACCCATTCCCCTTCACCAATTCAAAGTGTGGTGTGAGTGTGCCTAGGTACTGATTGATTTTCTTCAGCGTAACTTTAGCCATTGCTGTGGCCTCCTGATGGTTGGTTGATAAAAATTTGGTGGATAGAGATGGAGTCGAACCATCACAGCTTTCGCAACAGATTTACAGTCTGCGGAACTCGCCATTGTTCAGTCTATCCAGTTGGTTTTAGCTATGCGTGTATCCGTCGGACTCGATCCCGAGCCACATTCCCGACCATCTGACCATCAGACAATCGAATCCCTGCTGCACAGTCTGGCGGAATTCTCGGTAAGTCAGCCCCTGATCGTTTTGTTTCCATTTGCGATAGATGGCTGCCCGTTGTGCTTTGTTTGCTTTTGCTAACATATGGTCTCTCCGTTCAGTTAGTTGTAAGGTTATTCAGTGAAGCCGCCTCAACGACGGCTTCTAGCATATCCCTATAGTTGATCGATCAATGCGTGTAGCTTGAGCTGCAGTTCACGGCTCAGCCTGTGATCAGGGCTGCTGGCGTCAAACTTGCGAGCCCATCGTATCTGCTCAGCATCTCTTGCCTCAAGACCGGCTATCAATGCCTCAGCCGATGCGCGGTCAAGGAACAATGCTTGAGCTGTGTCACGGTCTAAGACAGACCCCGAAAAGTCTAGACGTACATCCCGCTCGCCCCACTGCCGGTAATGCTCCAGCTCTCGCGGGTCTGTGAATACGGTGAGGCGCTTGCCTGCGCTCTCGGGAGCGTAACAGTCTTCGACTGCGACTACCCAGACTGCCGCATCTGCGCTGAACTGGTCAGAAGGGTGAGACTTAACATATGGCATCGCCTCATTGATGCAGTAGTCTGCAGCTTCTTCGTATGTCGCACAGGTAGGCCCGATGCGAACAGGGCAGGTATCGCTGTCGTCAGTGGCGGTCAGCCTTTCAGCCATTACACAGTATCTTGATTTTCTCATATCGTTCTCCATATGGTTGGTTGGTTAGTCTTCTGTTTATAGGACAAAGTTGATGTAGATGAGGGCGAACATCAAAGTAAAATACGCCGGGTAATGAAGCGCTGCTACCAGCCGCCTCATGTCGGTTCACCTCGTCGAGATGCAGGGCCGTCTTCGCCAATCGCCAGTGCAAGCTCAAGCGCAGCAACACACTCATCTCGTTTCGTGCGCTGTGCGTCAGTGATGCCGTGATACGCTAGGTTGGCTGCTGCAACAGATTCCCGTTTCAAAATATTAGTAAGCCTCTCGTTCAATCTACGCCACGCCTCATGCTCTTCAGTAGTTCGCTGAGTTTTGCTGTCCCAGCGAACCAGCTCGACTTGAAACAACGCTTTCAGAAGAAGCTGTGCTTCGACCTTTGAGATCGCTAATTTTGCTATGTGTGTCATAAGTGTGTTTCCTGATGGTTGGTTAATGTTACGGGTGATACATGTTATGGGGAAACCCATAATAGAAGACACTGTTACCAGTGCCTTCGATATAGACTCGCTTGTGGCGCGTTTAACGCCGAGATCATTTTGATTCCTCTTGGTTGGTGCGAATGATTGGGTTGCGAGTTAGCTGTTAAGCCACTCGTCAAAGGTTTTGATATAAGTGTTTGTGCCTTCAAGACACGCAACATAAATGTCGTATCGTTCTCTCATAGTGATTCCTCAGGGTTGATGTGAATGAAAAGTATGTACGCTAGAAGGTTGGCACTACGCCAACCCTCCGACCTAAATACTTATTTAGGACGAGGTTCTCAGTACCTCTTAACTGTGGGGATATTGTTGTCCCCTGCTGTTCAGCCTGTTACCAAAATCACAGATTCCGCAGCTCACCTTTGATCTGGTCACAAAAGACCGTCCCTCATCCGGTGCATCCCCCACATCATCAGCGTGGTCATCTGCCTCACTCTCAGCCCCCGGTGCTAGGGCGGGCTTGCTCGCTGAGTGACTACCGATCACCTAACCTAGCGTGACCGCACTCCTGAGCGGAGGACACCAACATCCTGTCAGCGTACTACTTAACTACTAAAACTTATCTAAGACCGGAGTGTGACAGAAACACGCAAGAGGTGCAAGGGTTATTGGCAACATATAGAAGAGAAGAGGAGAGGATGCACGACAGAGATGACAAGAGGAAGACTCACCCAAATGAGGCTTTCTGTAAGTGGTTGAATAGTAAGGGGAAAGCTTAAGTGTGACATGGCCCCTATTCGCCTATTGAACGATAGGGATAGTTACATAGTACGGGTCAAGGGTATTGTTCTATTGAGTACACGTCCTCTCCGGGCCTCTGAAGGGCAGGTATCGTTTGCGGTGTAGCTGGATAGTGGTATCCTCTATTCCTGCTAATCTCAGTGGAGTAATTCGATATGGCCCGCGCCCGCAAAGATAAAAACAACCTCACCCCAAAGCAAAAGCTCTTCGCTACCCTAGTCTCAACCGGCTACACACTGACGGCGGCTTACACCGAGGCATATGATTGCGACAACATGAAGCCCGGCACTATCCGCAGGGAAGCATCAAAGCTCTTAGCTAACAGCCGCGACATAACCGCTATGGTTGACGCGTTAACGGCTAAGAAAACTGCTGTGGAACAAAGCCTTGCCCTCTCGCAAGGGCTGTCTGATCGAGACAAGGTGCTGACCAAGCTGCGTCACATGATGGATTTTGCAGAGGCTAACGACAGCAACAAACTCAGGGCCGCCGAAGCGCTGGGTCGAAGCTGTGGCCTGTTCGAGGATATTCAGGTAGTGAAGGCAGAGCGTAGCAGTGAAGATATCCTTAACCAACTCCAGCAGAAATTAGACCGCCTCATCTCCGCCTCACCAGACAACGATAAAGTCCACTAGCCATAACAGCGTAGTGCCATGTGACCCACATCACCACAGGGTAGCAGGTCACACACTCTATAGTGCCATGTCTAACAACCTAGTGGGGTCAAGTGACCCAGATTAGCTTTTCTCAATAGGTCGTCACTTCCTCGATCCCCCTAGCCCGTCATCCGCTCACCCCCCTACCCCCCCCGAGACAAGAATGCCACGTCATACTATGAACAGTGTTCCGCACGAGTAATTTTGCAATTTAGCTTTTTGCACAATAAAACGATAGGTTCACAGGTCAATAAAAATTTTTGTGAAATTTTGAAAGGTGAGGGGTTCTAACTGTAGCTATAGCTGTAGCTATAGTTATAGTTACTTTGGAAGGCAAAAGTAGCTGCCGATTCGGTATTGACACGCGAGTTGTCAAGGGGCATGATATGTTACAATTATCCTATCTATGCATAGATTGTACTAGATAGTACTTACTAGGGAGTAGGTACTAAAAAAACCTTTAGATAGGTTTTTTAGGCGATCATGTACTAGCTAGTACGTACTAGGGGGATAATTGAATCTCACCCAAATGCAGTTTGACCAGATCAGTCAACTCCCTCTTTCCGAGCAGAAAGAGTTTTTAAATCTTATTGAAGAGCTTGAAGAAGCTAGAACCCGTGAGCAATCTAGGGTAAGTTTCATTGATTTTGTGAAAGGGATGTGGCCTGCTTTTATTAATGGCGAGCATCACAAGATCATGGCTGATGCTTTTGAGCGCATAGCGCATGGTGAGTTGAAGCGGTTGATTGTTAATATGCCGCCGCGGCACACCAAGAGTGAGTTTGCTTCGTATTTACTGCCTGCATGGTTTCTGGGGCAGTTTCCTGACAAGAAGGTTATCCAGACAGCGCATACAGCGGAGTTGTCTGTGGGCTTCGGCAGGAAGGTTCGTAACCTTGTAGCTGATGAAGGCTTCAAGAAGATTTTCCCAGAGCTGGCATTACAGGCTGACTCCAAGGCGGCTGGGCGCTGGAGTACCAACAAAGGTGGTGAATACTTTGCTATCGGTGTTGGTGGTGCGGTAACTGGTAAAGGTGCAGACCTGCTTATCATTGATGACCCTCACAGTGAGCAGGAAGGTCAAAGCGCTGATCCCTCGGTATTTGACAAAACCTATGACTGGTATACATCCGGCCCTCGCCAGCGTTTACAACCCGGCGGCGCTATTGTCATCGTTATGACTCGATGGCATATGCGTGACCTGACAGGGAAGATAATCAAGGCTTCGACTCAAAGGGAAGGAACCGATGAGTGGGAAGTGATCGAATTCCCTGCAATTATGTACGAACACCAACCCGAAGAAAAGGCTTTATGGCCCCAGTTCTGGGGGCTTGAAGAGCTTATCTCTTTGCGTAATGAGCTACCTGCGGCGAAGTGGAGCGCTCAGTATCAGCAAGACCCTACCTCAGAGGGAGGAGCGCTGGTCAAGCGTGAGTGGTGGAACATCTGGGAACCGGATACCCCGCCACAGTGTGATTTTGTTATCCAGTCATGGGACACGGCATTCCTTAAGACACAGAGGGCTGACTACTCAGCCTGCACCACATGGGGTGTTTTCTCAAAACCCAATGATGAAGGGATAACCACACCCAATATCATCCTGCTGGATGCGTTCAAGA